CCAGAGCCACCTGTGGAACAATAACACACCCGCGCAAGCAACGGACAGATGACACAAACTCCCAAGTTTGTGCAATTGCTTGCCTTTGCCACCGCACATGTTTTGGCGCATCCGCCCTTCGTGTAGGCCAGCACATAACACCAAGTTTATGCTATTACTTCTTTTTTGTTAAATATTTTTTCTATTTGCCCCACCGCACAGTTAGTCCAAACTAAATTAGCGTCTGACCAAAAACCAAAGTTATGGTCTGTTAAATCATAGCTTTTTTCAAATGAGAATATTTTAACAACATTTACTTTTTCAACTATTATGATTCGGTGCATGGTGTAAAATTCAGCACTTAAATTACTTTGAAAATCTCCTGACTCTGAGTCAAAAAATATTCTTTCAGAGTTAGTTGAAACTCTGAATCTTTGGTTTGATGATAGATGTAAATACATTGTGTTATAATTTTGGTTTCAAAAATCCTACGCTTCGCAAATACAAGGTCAAAAAAGAAGTAACATCATAAACTCTGGATACATTATAAGCAATGCCATTGCCCACAATGCTTATGCTGCCACCGGAGGTACGCACATTCCCACGCTCACGCAACGCCCCACCCTTCGCAATGGCACAGCTTATAACACTGTGCTTATGCAATAAAAAAGGCTTGGACGTTTTGTGTTTCATAGCGTAGTTTGGTGAGCAAAAATTTTAAATACCCACCACCGCGCAAGAAGGAACTTTAACAGAAAGATTATCAAAATCATGGTGTGACATAATCAATATTTGAAAGTCACCAACCTGAAAGAGATTGCCCTTACTTTGAGCTCCACGTATTAAAGAGAACTTTTCAAGGTTTAGTTTATTAGCAACTTCAAAAACCTTTTTAAGTTCATGGTATCGGAAAATAATACCCCATACTTTAATAAGGCAATGGAAATCTTTAATCATGTTGCCTGTTTTCTTTTTACCTTCTGCTTTACCCGATGCATCACACTCAGGGCATTCATGTTCATGCCCATAATCACACTCAACAATTCCACTGCCGTAGCACTCTTTGCAGTCTATCAATTCGATTTTTGTCTCTTCTGTCATTGGCAAAACCTCATTAATTGTATTTATGAAAGCGGTTTCAATTTCTATTGCATCGGTTCTTTCCGTTGGCATTACTCCCATGCAATTCGGTTTGTTACGCTCTTCAAAATCAATATCAGGGCAAACAGAAACAGGGCAACAAATTAAAGTATGGGCATCTGTCGCAAAATAAAACCCATTCTGTTTCATTGGTGTTGTCAACTCTTTACGTACATGGTCGGATGACAAGAAAGGTTTAAATAGTTCTTTGATTGTATTTTGTTCCATAATTTTCAACTGTCAATATGCCTCATTAACATTAAAAAGTTTCTTTTCCATCGCATAATGTTTCCTTCAAATTGAATACCGAGCCAATCCTTTAAGCGTTGCACATTTGAGTTATAACTCTAAAAAAATCGCCCTGGCCTCATCAACATTCCTGCAAAAAATAATCTCTCCTTCAATGTCAAATCTCTTTAACTCATGCAACCCAAGTTTATCAATACCTCTGGCCTGGCAGGCTTTACGCTTGCGCTCGGCACGGGCTGCATATTCATGGTCTATTCGGTGGCCGGTTGACACGGCCCTCCCTACACGCTGATCGTCTTCGACCTGAATGTTTTGCATTTCGGCTTGAATGTTTCCAAACGTGGGCTTTTGCATACCGCTAATAAGCATGCCTTTGATCTGGTTCAGGTATTTGTCGGCAACTTCTGGCGGGGCTGGGGCGTGTTGCTCTTTTTCGTCTTGGTTGGGATTCACCAACTCCGGCAACCCGTATCTATCGATCCACCGGCTATACCAGCGCTCGAGAACTTTACGGTTTAGCCCCGGCTTTTGCCCAAACGGCACGGTTACGATACTGTCATCGTGCTGAATGTTATCGTTCACGATCTTCTTTTTGGTGGCCTCCGGTATGTGTTTAAATGGATAGGCGTTGCCAAGCGAAACCAGCTCGGATACCAGTTCGTCAAGCTCTTCCGCTGTTAGCATGGAAACCATATCGACACCGTTGATGATGACCATGCGGCTGATGGCGTGTTTGAAAAAGTCTGTCATTGCTTTAATCGATTTAGCTTTATTTCCCGGTCAGTTAATTGGCGGGCCGCTCGGAGGCTGTATTTTTTGAACGAATTGTAGAGGTGACTGCCTCCGGTGAAAATGGCCCCTGGGTTCTCTTTGCAAAATCCCTCGAAATCCTTCCACCCTTGCAACAGGATTGATTCAATCTGCCCACGAATGGTGAAGTACTCCATCAACCCATCTGAGCCGTTTAAAACGAAAATATCATCGTGAACAAATTGCCGCTGCACGATCATGCGGTGGCCGTTGACCTTTCCGAGTTCGATTTGTTTTTCCCCCTGCACCCCCTTTTCTAAATCAAATACAGTTTCAGTTTCAGTTTCAATTCCAGGAGTGTTTTTCATATGTTTTTCATATGTTTTTGATATGTTACTCATATCTTTTTTCTTCCTGTTGTTGGCTCTGCTTTCAGAATACTTCATCCGTTTATTTTTCTCCAGCTCCAGCCGTTCGTTAAAAAAATTGCCGCGCTCATCTTGGGTGAATTTTCCCTGAAGGCTTGGCCATTGGGAAAAGTCTGCCCCTAAGATGTTCTTGATCTGATCTAACGATAGGTGTCCGAGATAAAACTGCGACTCGAGTAAATCCATGTAGCAGCCTTTTTGATGACGTGTGAAACCTTTCACGCCACCAGACCAATTATCAAAATACCAATTTATTGCCGGGTCTTTAGCCATTCACCACCTCCTGGTATTCGGTTAGGCTATCAAACAATGTTGGAGTCGCCCTGCTTACCTCCGCGGCTTTGCAGTAATGCGCGCCATCCAAAAATGAAACCGGGTTGAGTTCAAATCCAACTCCATAACGGTCTAATTCAATGGCTACTTTCGGCACGCTGCAAAGCCCGGCAAATGGATCAAGCACTACGTCACCCTTGTTACTCATTTGCACAATTACCCGGCCCACCAGGTCAAGTTGGAACGGGCAAATGTGCATTTCCTTACCCATGCTCCATTGTGAACCATTGAGGGTGAGCATACGGGTAATATCCGTCCAGACCTCATCGCTCCAAGAGGCTGGCTGAAGCAGCATAAAACCAGAAGGAAGTTTGCCCGCGGCCTCAAGTGTTTCCCCCAGGCTCACATGAAAATCAAAATCGTACACACACTCCTCCGTCCACTTTCTGAATCGCTGAAAAATCTGATTGTGTTCAAGGCCCAGCCATTCCTCTGGATTCATCAACCGATTGCCGTTGCTTCTGGTAAACCCATGTGCATCTACCTGCCACCTGGCACGGGAGTATCCATTTTCATTCAGCCATTTTTTATCCTCTGCCGACCAGATTTTCTTTTCTTTGAAAACAGGCACATCGCTGTAGGCTTTTGTTGAATCGGTTTGCGGCTTTCTAAAAAGCAACAAGTACTCCGGCATACCTACACCCATCTTGCTCCCGTCCTTGCATTGCTCTGTCCAACCCAGGCGATAGGTCTGGTTGTTTTCGCGCACTACATCGGTTACGATTGTTTTCATTCCAAGGTATCCAAACCCGTGCTTGGTCATGTGTTGAATGCAGTCGACATGAAAAGGATATGTGGTTTGAAACCCGAGCCCATTCATGCCACCCGGAATAATGCGATCTTTAACGTGTAGTGCATAGATGCGCCCAGGAATTAACGCCCGAAATAGCTCCGGTGTCAGATAGTCCATTTGCGCAAAAAATTCTTTCGTATTATCGCTGTGCCCAAAGTCTGCATAGTTGGGCGAATACTCGTATTGGTTGGCAAATGGCCAGCTGGTGAGAATGAGCCCCACGCTGTTCGTATCCAGCCGTTTGCTTTCCGGCACGTTATCGGTTTGCACTATGCGGAAATTTTTACCGCTTATCTCCACGCGATCAATACCCATTTTTCGCGTCAGATGTTGAGCCATCTCGACATGGCTTAGTCCGTACTTCTTTATGATTTCTGTCATGCGTTTTACAAGTTGATTATGTTGGTTCCACTTTCTAACTAATTGTTTCACGATATGCCGCTCGGCTTCGGTGTGAATCAGATCAATACGAATGTGATCGTCACCGAAACGGTTAGGCTTCATGCCGTAACGATATATGCGGTGGAGGCTTTGGATAAAATCGTTAAACTTGAAACCAATGCCAGCGTAAATGGCCCATCCGCAATTCCTCTGTAAATTGCAGCCGGAGCCGAGCATAGTAGGTTTGGCCAGAAGATCGGACACCTTGCCATCCATAAAATCCTCAATGATCTCTTCGCGGGTTTCTAAATCCTGCGAGCCGTAAACGCTTTTCGATTCGTAGATTGCTTTCTCTAAGTAGTAGCGTTCGGCCTCCAGGTCATGCCAAATGATTTTATTCTCGTCTGGATAAAGACCTCGCAATTCTTCCACCTTGTCAATCCTGTTATGCAGGCTTTCGCGCTTTTCGCGCGATGAGCCCTCAAGCCCTATTGCATTATCCTTAAACATTCGATGCTGACCATCTTTTTCAACGCCAGCGGTAGAGTGATCGGTTTTAATTTCGTGCCAGTGTATGCACGATGAATCTGGCCTTAATTCATCTAACTGATAACCGTCATCGTCAGCTATGTTGCCCGTAATGTCAGAAGGTTTTTGCACAAACAATGCCCACGAGGCAACCCACAGCCAGAACTCTTCCTCTTTATGAGAGTACAAAGTCAATTTATCAGCCTGCGTGGAGTCGCGCTTAAAGAAGCGTGTTTTCGCCTGGCTCACATCCATGATGCCGAGAAAATCAGCATAAGCCAGCAGCTCAATGTATTCATTTGGTGAAGGCGTGGCCGTGGCGACAAAGCGATAGTTTACGCGGTCCGTTCCCTTGCGGTTACCCATCGGCCCGCCATCGCCAGTAAAGAGTCGCATAAACTCGCGGAATGTTTTTGACCCGCCAAACCCCCGGAGGATTGATGCCTCATCTAAGGAAGCAACATTGAACAAACGAGGATCCAGTTTACCATCGCGGATAGTTTCGTAATTGGTGATGTATATACCGGTTTCGTCAGCCTCCTCTATGCGCCTGATAAACTTTGGCAAAGTGGACCAGTGGAGCCGCTCGCGGGCATCGCGAATAAATTCAGAGCGCACATTCAGCGGGCAAACAATCAAGCCGCGGCCACCTGTTTTTGAGAGAATAATGCGAAGTGTTTCAAGTTGGGTAACGGTTTTATGCAAACCAAACCGGGCAAAGCAAGCCCTACGCCCGCCCTGCACGTTAAACTTTACCATCAATCGGTTATGAGGCTTTAAGGCCGGATTGATTTCAGAGTCGTCAATATCAAACCCGGTGCGCTGGGCAAGTCTTACCTTGCTTTTTAAAAAATCATGGTAATTCATTTCGATAGCTTTTTAATTAACCAATATGCGCCAGCGATGCAAGAGCAAATCCAGACCACATAAAACACGGCAACCGGGCTAACCGTATCAATCCATTGAGCGTTGGCCAGCACTACGGCCACGCCAATAACGAAGGCGACAAAGCCCGCAAACATTTTAGCGATTAACGCCAACATGCTTTTGGTTTCGCGCTCGAAATGCGGGCAGTAGTGGGGCCTGGCGGGTTGCTGGTGGCCGTGGTATAGTTCGTATGGCTTCATAGCGGAAGATTGAATGGTATGTACTTTGTCTTGCCGTTTTCGTCACGGATGGCCCGCGTGATTTTTTTGCGGTTGCCGATGTTGTTCAGCTTGCAGCTAATGTGAACCCAATCAGGGTTTGCTTCACCGCCAAACTCCCAAATGACCTGATCAAAATTGAGATTGCGAACAACGAAGTGAAATATCTCTGCGTTGAGGCGATTGTCAGGGCTGTCAACATCAATGGCTTCGCCCAGGATATGCTGACTGTTCTTTGCCCCTCCCACGGCCAGATTGACGGCTGGTGTACGGTAGACAATCTGAATAAACATTTCAGGAAACCGAAACTTTAACGGGTCGTAAATAGTATTTGCCAGCCATTTAAGGTTTTCAAGGTGGCCCTGACACGTTACATCGTTGATTAAACCTTTTCGTTTGGCCGTCCAGCTTCGGGTGGCCTCTTCGAGTGTCAGTAGTTTAGATAGTTGCATTTTGCGTTCGCATTTATTTCGTCAATTCTTTGCGCAAGTTTTTTCAATTCATCTTGCCATGTAGTTACCGGGAATTGCTTGACCGGCATTAGTTCTCGCTCACTCAATTTGAGCACACCCTGGATTAATTTTTTCTTAGCCTGCTCTTCACGCATAGAGTTACTTTTAAATCCAGGTAATGAAACACAACTGATTCCTCACGCCACTCGGCATATTGCACTCCCATTTCTTGCAACATGCGTTGAAGCTCAGGGCGAATGCGATTAACTACCCGCTCGTTTATAGGTCGGCTGCTTTCTTTTATCGTGCTCATGCTTTTTCGTTTTGACGGGCTATCAACTCGGCATGGGCGCGAAGCGATCCGCGATAGCTGTGGGTGCTGAAATGATGAGCCTCTAATACATCGTTCAATTCGCCAAGCTCCTGAATGGTGAGGTCGTGGATATACACGTTACGCGCAATGGCCAATTTTTTAACCTGCATTTTTTCAAAATCGGTTAACACTGAAAACAGTTTTATTGCCATGCGCTTGACCAGGTTAGTTTGCCTTGGCGGTAGATTTCAACTAATGAGCACACGCCCTCGCGATTAACAACACGTCTGATGTTAGATGTCAGACGTTCACCTTTAGGGATGCCACGTAGATATTTATGATCGTTGCTGTGATCGCCACTACTGGATTTTGGTTTCATGGTTATCTGAGTTTGCCTTTTGTTGGATAGGTTACCGCCCGGTGACCGGATTGTAGCGGTGGGTATTCTGCTTCTTCACGGCTGCCTGATTCGGATAATGCTGGCAGGCTACCAGAAAGTGCATAACCAGCAAGGCCGCAAAAAACAGGACCGTCCAGGTGATGAGCTTGCGCAGTGGGTCGCGCATGGGTGTGTTTGTTGTCATAATTCATTTGAGTTTGTAGACTGAGTTACGGGCACCCCACTGGCCGGGGCGCATTATGTTTGTGCGTTCTAATTCCTGATTGTTGGTAAGGTTGGTAAGTGCCCGCCTTACCGATTTTTCCAGCATGGTTTTGCCGCGCCTCTGCAATTCCTGATACATTTCCCAGGCGTTAAAGTCGCGCCCGGTTTCTTTAAAAACGGTAAGGATGTACCTATCCTGCGCATCCGCGGTTTGTTCAGCCTGTATCAACTCCTTGCCGTGTATGGGCACGGTGTTGTGGAACGAGGGGCGGGTGAGCGTTTGAAAAAAATCAAGCTGATTCATAAAACCTTCTGTTTTTGCAAATACTCATTCCTTTGTTTTGCCTCGCGCAACTCGCGCTTTGTTTTGCCCAGACTAAGCAAAGCCGCCACGGCAAGCGATAGCAGCACTCCGACCACTATGCCATAGAGAAAAAAGCAGATCATGGTTTCCATTTGTTTTCGCGGATATACTTGTCAACTTCAGATAGAAAAAAATACCGGCCCGAAAGGCCCGGATGGAATGGCATACCCTTTTCAATTTGCCGGTAAATGGTGTGCCTGGTGCAGCCCAAATGCCGCATGAGTTCAGCAAGGGTTACGGGCTTTTCAATTTGCGCGGCCAGTTTCATGGTTCGTATCTCCTGGCGCAGCGAGTCGAGCATTTTAATTACTTCCTCGGCTGGATACATGGCCACCTGCCGGGCCTCGGGCTGTAGTGCGTGGTTCATGGTTTTAGCGCGGTTAACACCTTCAACTTTTCTTCAATGGCTTTGGCGATGCGATCAATTATAAATTGTTGATCGGCCTCGTTTTTCCTTACTTCCAAATGCGCCATTTTGTATTCGTTATCCTTCATACGCGGGTCAAACGTGGCGAAGTGGCAAACCGAGCGGCCTGTAAAAAGAAGATTGGCCTGGCATTGCCAATAGTATTGCGGAAACTCTGCCTTTAAGTCGGACTCGGTTGTCAACATCAGGTAATCAATTTGCCGCGCAGAATCGTACGGGCATTTGATCTCCAGTATTTCATCGTCACCCACCTCGCGATCAGGCGAGCCTCCGGCATGATCGGTGTATGGATAAAACCCGGTTTGCGTGGTTTGCTTACCTGTTTTGCTTTCAAAAAACTCAACCGCCTCGGCTTCATGCTCCATGCCCCACACCAATGGAAAAGCATAGCCTTGCTGCTTCGGCTGTCCGGTTAACGTCTCGGCCACCTTCTCCAGCACGTAGCTATAACCGGCTTCGGAAAGTTTACCAGCCTTGCGGGCGTGTTCGGCTTTGGGTAAACTCATAAGCCGGTATATCTCCGAGGCCGTAAACCGACCGAGGCGAATTTGATGCCAGGCCTCGGTATTTTGCTCAACAAATTGCGCGGCTTTGGTTTCGTCCAGCAGGTTATCTAAAAAACTCATTTGCTTTTCGATTTGAGTTGAACCAGTACTTTACCAAGCTCACGGATGGCCGTGCTATACACGCGCCCCGTTGGCTCTTGCTTCCAGTTATCGGGGTGATACTTTGTCAGTGAGCTATCCAATTGAATCACCTGATTATACAAGGCCATGTAATCCTTGTGGAGCTTATCTACATCGTACTCCGGCAGGCGGCCATCAATGTCGCTGTCAGCCGTTGACAGACCGAGGGCACCGATTAGAGTGTACCGCTGCAAGTAAGTGATCGTGCTGCCCCTGGATTGGATAGAGTTCTTCGCCCCGCTTTTATCAGGGTCGGCCTGCATGGTGGTTTTTTCCGTGTGCCCGGCAATGTGACTAACGAGGCACGTGACTTTTATTTCGGTGGCCGTGTCGGTGATTTCCCAACGATAGGAAAGGTCATTATCTTTCAGCGCCTTTCCGATTTGGCGGGCAATGTCGGATAGTGGCGCATAGTTGTAATTGGTTTGGTTGAAGCTAACGGACTTTGTTTTTCTAAGGTCCGGGCATTGCGCCTGAAACCGCGTAAACGCATCGAAAAAAGCCTTACGGGCCTCGGCTGCATTGTGCCGATCCTGCAAGTCCATCAATTTTTCCAGTGCCGAAACATCCAATCCTTTTTCTATCGCCTGGCTCAATAGCGCGGCTGGCGAAGCGTGTTCTGCTTTTACTATTTCTGCATTCATGGTTTTGTAATTATGGCCAGGCGCTCAAATAGCGATGCGCTACATGGCTGGGTTATGATTTCAGGATCGGGAGTAAACAGCTTGCCGAAGTGTGCGCTGAAATAGTTGCGGATACTTTCGCGCTGGTCGGCAAGGCTCAGGCTTTCGGGGTTTTCGGCTACTTCAATAGCGGTGATGGTTTCCCCGCCTTCTTCGTGCTGTTGCTCATGCACAATTACACGCATCTCAAACTCTGGCCGATACCAGCCGGGTATTGCCGTTGATCGCTCCCATGTTCTGGGGCTTTCGGCATAAACCGGATCAAGTGGGTGGATGACGGGCTGAGGCATTTTATAAACCCTTTGCTTTGAGCCCGGCATCAATGGCCTCTAAAACCGTATCCTGGAAATTCATTTCGCGCGGATTGGCTTTGTGGCGCCTCATTGCCCGCCTGTGCAGTTTTTTGGGTATTTCCAGTCGCATGCCTACGGTGGCCTTTTTCTTTGCGTTTTCGGGGTTTTGGTTACCTTCGGTGGTCATTTTGTGATTGATTAATGATTTACGACACAACAAATAGAAACAAAGTTTTCATTTTGAACAAAAGTTTTCGAAAAAAATTTTTCGAATGAAAAACGAGGTAGCTAAAATGATCTCGTTGGCTTTAGTCGAAAAAGGCTTGTCAAAGGCGGAACTTGGCAGACTTTTGGGCACATCTGGCCAGAGGATTGGCCAATATGTTTCAGGTCGAATGATGCCAAAGGTTGATTTTCTGCAAAAATGGAAAGAGGTCTTTGGCGAAGACCTTTTGATTGAAACGAATGTTTCACGTGAAACATTTACCCGAGTGGATGAGCCGCCAGCGGTTTACAGTAAGCTGATTGAAACTCAGGAGGCGCTCATTGCCAAACTGGAGGAGGAGGTAAAAGAGTTAAGGAAACGGCTGACCGCGCTTGAGCATAACGCGAAGTAGTTTAGCCTGGGCAATCAGGTATTTTCTTTTCGCCCATTTATGCGAGGGCAAGCCATCAATAAAACATAGCGCTGCATTGGTTTGAATAAATTCTTTAAGAATTTTACGGATAGCCTTTTGATCGACCATAGTAAGATGCCATTTAACGACAAAAACCATGAAGAATGTATTGTTGATCTTGATTTGTTTAACCCAAGTAAATGTTTTGGCCCAAAATGTGAGGCTGGTGTTAAACGATAGCACGGTAGTAGAGGGCCGCGTTACCGCCACCAGTGCCACGTCTATCTTCTTGCCGGGCAGGCAGGTTAAGCATTCGGAGATTGCAATGGTTCAAGTAATAGGTGACGGGGCTGAAGATGAGGAATTTAGACAATACTTAGATTCAAAAGGCTTGCCGTATAATAAGCCAACCCCAGACATCAGTGTGGTTTCGGTGTACGAGTACGCTTTGATCGTTTCTCAATCGGGTCAGCGGCCATTTATCTATGTGCCCACAAGGCTAAGGCCAGAGGCCGATCGAATTGAGTCCAAAAAACTACAAACGGTTTTAGATGTTGTGGAGGTAATGGAGGCGCAAGGGTGGAATCTTATGCAAATACAGTTTAGCCCGGACGGGATCACGCTTGCGATTTCAGCCTCCATGAAAAGGCAAAAAAGATGAAATTACTTTTTCCAAACCTTCCTAATTTTTACAATGAAGCAATAAAAAACCCCTGGCCGTCTGCCGGGGGCTTTTTACCTAAACCCTAAAATCATGAAAACGATTCGCTATGGTTCTACAATGGTCAATGATTTGCACATTATTTGCAAGTGATAAGGCCAAAAAAAAGCGTAAAGTACTGTGAATATTGACTTTACGCTTGTGGATGAGTAGCCCGTAGGGGAATCGAATAGAGTAACGCCACGCAACAAAAAGCAACCAAAAGCGCATAAAAAGCAAGGTTTCAATAAAACGCGAGGGTCAAAATTTATAATTCTTATCAATATTTTGTCATTCCATTTGCACATTATTTGCACTGGTTATATTTGTCCCTAACAATGCCTACGATCAGCTTCTACCTTCAAAACAGAAAGTCAGGCAAAGCTAAGTGCCCTATTCGCGTTTGGTTTAACGAGCCAGGAGTCGGCAATTTCTACTTCCCATATCCCGAGCGAATCGAGCCGGAATACTGGGATACCAAAAAGCAAAGGAGCAATTCTAAAAACCCGTATGGCGCTGATTTCAATAAACGTCTGGCCTCTTTCTGCAATCGCATTTTAAATGCCTGGGATGAGAAAAAACAATCGCTAACCATTGAGCAGTTTCGACCCATTGCTCGGACGTTAGGCATTCAAAAAAAAACAAGATGGCCGTCCGCGTTTCAGGACTACGTCAGGCAGATCAGGCAGACGCACAATCTAAAGACGATCCAGAAGTACGAGCAACTTATCCGGCTTTTGAATGATTTCTCCGAAATACACCCGTTTGATCTTGACGGCATGAATATGCGCTTTTATGATGCCTTCCGGTATTATCTTTACGCGCTGCCTAACGACCAATTCAAGGGCTATCAATTGGTCAATCATGGATCTTTCTATTCAATAGAGAAAGGACAAGGCGACCCCGTGCCGCTACTTGATGATTCAATAGGGAAGCACGTTTCAAATCTTAAAACCATGTTGGCATGGGTTTCTGATCGTGAGTCCGTTTGCCAAGACTTTAAGAAATGGTCAGTGCCGACACGAGAATACGATCCGATCAGCCTAACTCTTGAAGAACTTGAAAGGCTGGAGCGCGCGATTTTACCCGACCACTTGGACCGCGCCCGTACCTTAGCAGTAATGGAGTGCCGAACCGGTCAGCGCATCTCGGACATTCAAGCGTTCAACAAAGTAGACTTTGATGTCGACACGTCCACTTGGACATTCACGCCAATTAAAGGCAATAGACTTAATCCAAAAAAGATTTCTGTTCCTTTTTTCGGGTTTATCGCCCCGGCATTATCAATCCTTCAAAGGTGTAATTTCACGCTACCCAAACTAAGCCAACAAAAGCTCAACAAACACATTAAGGAAGCCGCGCGAATTGCGGGTATTGATTCTCCAGTTACATATTACAGATGGAGCGCAGGCCGTAAGATTAAGTTCAGCGGACCCAAATATGAGTTTGTAAGTACCCACACGGGTCGAAAAACGTTCATCACTCTCGGTTTACAGTACATGAATCCAAAGGCCGTGAAAGATTTAGCCGGAATCTCAGACTGGCAAACCCTCAAGCATTACGAAGGCCAATCGGAAACCGAAACAATAAAGAGGCAACTTATTGACATGGGCAACAAGGTCAAATCAGCATGAGAATAAAATGGCCAACATTAAGCGCCCAATCTTCAATCGCAAAAAGATACATGACAAGTATTACGACTCAACATCGTGGCGCAAAACCACTAAGAGCCACAGAAAAGCCAATCCATTCTGTTTCTATTGTATTCAAGGCGTGGGATGCAACCCTGAAACGCTAACCCTCGCCTATGCAACGGACCACCAACTGCCCAGGCGACTTTTCCCAGAACTTGAAGATGATCCCCAAAATCTCAAATCAATCTGTAAACGACATGATGGTATTAAGCGATCCATCGAGGCACAATGCCACACAAGAGCGCAGGCGATCACCAAGCTCAGGGGGGGTGGGTTTATTCTTTAGCATGGGTAGGCCTGTAACCGCATTTTTGCGCGATTTTACGCACGTCAATGTTTTTTGGGGGGTGGGAGTATGAGGAGTAAGGAAAAAGAGCTAAAAGAGGCTAAGGGAACGTACCGGCCGGACAAAGAGAAGCAACCCTATACGCCTGAAGTTGCGCAAGATTTAACCGCGCCAACAGTTCTGAAAGAGGATGCGAGGCGGTTGTGGGATGAAATTGCACCAAGCCTGGGAAGCGACCGGATACTAACCGAACTGGACAAGCGTAACCTCATGGCGTACTGCCACGAAATGGCCCGCTACTGGAGGCTTCAAAAAGAATTGGAAGGTGAGGACGAGGTTTTTGAACTTACTGACAAAACCGGAACTGTTGTAGTCAATTACCGGGTCAATCCGAAAGTTGAATTGAGTGATCGGGCTTTGGTCAATGCTTACAAACTTGGCTTGCAGTTTGGCCTCACTCCATTGAGCCGGACTAAACTCGGAACGGTGAAAAAGAAAACCAGCACACCGGCTGAAGAAAACATTGGCAAACTAAATGCCTTGCGCGGAAAGGTTATTGCGATGAGAAAATCAGGTTAAATGTGGGCAATTCTCACCATCGTCATGGCATTACACCCTGCTGAAAAGTACGCTGCGGATGTTGCCAACGGCAACATCAAAACCGGCAAGCTCATCAAACTTGCGGTGAATCGCTACTACCGCGACATCAAAGCAGCCAAGAAAAAGGGTTGGTATTTTGATCGGGAAGCCGCGATTGATCGGATTGAGTTTTGCAAAATGCTCACCCATTACAAGGGCCGATCAGCCGGGCAGCCCTTTGTATTACTGCCTCACCAGCAGTTTCAGTTTTGGAACATTTACGGATGGAAAAACAAAGACGGTAGCCGAAGATTTAGGCGAAGCTATGAGGAGGTAGCCCGAAAAAATGGTAAGTCCACGACAAGCGCTGGCCGCGGCCTCATTCGCATATTACTTGACGAGCCGTTTGGTGCCCAGGTGTATTGCGCGGCCACGAAGGAAAACCAAGCGCACATTATACCCAACGATGCCGCGGGCTTACTCATGGGTTCGCCCGGTATCCGCGATTTGATTGAAACCAAAAAAGCAAAAGAGCACGTCACCCGCGTAATCACCCGGGAAGACCCCGTAAGCTATATTCGCTCCATCGGGCGCGATTCAAAAACCGAAGATGGACGCCACGCCTCCGAAATTAAAGTAGACGAATATCACGCATGGGCCGATAACTATTTGCTCGATGTCCTGGAGCAATCCATGAAAGGGCGGGCCAACCCGCTCACCGACATTACCACTACCGCTGGCCTGCCTTATGTTTCGGGGAAAGACGGGCCTTGCTTTGCCTTCCGCAAGGTTTGCATAGATGTTTTAAATGGCGACAAACAAGACGATGCACTTTTCATCATGATTCATTCACTGGATGAAGGCGATGACTGGGAAAATCCAGCGAACTGGCATAAAGCAAATCCATCACTCGATCAGCCCGGCTGCGTTACTCTTGATGACCTAAAAGCTGAATACACCGCGGCAAAAAATGAAGGCCAGTCTAAAATTGTGGAGTTCAAAACCAAATCCCTTAACATCTGGACGGACGCACCGAAGATTTGGATACCATCCGAAACCTGGGCGAAAGGCAACAAACTACTGAAGCTGCCGGAATCACTCAAAGGCTTTTACTTTGTCAAGGCCGAACACCTAAAGGACGATCAGCGCAAATGGTTCTTCGGCTACGATGGTGGCCGTACTTACGACTTCAGCGCGTGGGTGGGCATGAGTGAACCTGATGATAAAGGCATTCATGATGTTATCGCTTACTACTGGATACCCGAAGAAACCCTCGAACAACGTGAACGCGAAGACCGAACCACCTACCGCGATTGGCGGGCAAACCGATACCTGTTTGCCACACCCGGCAACGCCATCAGCAAAGAGCATATCCGCGACCATATCATTGCCACGCATAGCCGACTGGACATCACCCTCACACATTACGACCCCGCCCTCTTTGCCGGTGAAATGATCACCAGCCTTACCGATGAACTTGGTGCCGACAAGTTTATACCCTACTCGCAGGCAATCTACACCAGCAACGGCAAGGGCATGAGCCCGCCCACAAAACAACTGGAGGCCAAAATACTAAGCGGAAAAATCCGGCATGGTGGACACCCGGTTTTATCTTGGAACCTCCGCAATAGCGTCTTGCGGATCGACTCAAATGAGAACGTAAAGATCATGAAGGACAACCCAAAGCAGCGGGTAGACGGCATGGTGGCGCTGGTGATGGCCCAGGCGGCCTATGACACTTTTGCAAAAGGAGAAATCGAAGACAACTCATGGGGCATAACAATGGTAAAAATATGAACAGCTACCCTTCGCAGTGGACTACCGAGGGATTTATGCAGCGCTTTGAGGAATTACTGCCCGTTTGCCGAACCTACACCGAAGCATATCAACGCACCGAAGCCGAGCACAAAGAGAAATTTGGCCGCGAACGGTACAAAAACTTTGATGCCTTCAGGGTAACCAGGCGACAGATAATCCTCAAAAAATGAATATTTACTTCGGTAAAACTGAATAAAACCTTCATCCGATAGTCGGGTCATAATTACATGCTTTGCCACGTACAAAACAGCGTGGCATTTTCTTTTGATTTTTCAATAGGAAAATTTCATCTCGGATTTAACAGCCGACAGTTGAGTTTTGGCCGGTCCGCTGTAAACCTTGACCTCATTACCGGTGGCGGCAAAGTCAGCAAGCGCACAGCTATACGCATTTCCACCGTTTACACTTGCCTCAATATTCTTGGCGAAACGGTTGGCTCTTTGCCGTTTGATGTAAAGCAAGAAACAAAAAAAGGCAAAGTAACGGCCTACGATCATCCCGCCTACAAACTCATCCACGACCGGCCCAATCCTTTTACAAACGCTTTCGACTTCTGGAGCACTCAGGTAAAATTGGCAAAGGCCTGGGGCAATGCATACGCCATCATTCAAAAGCAAATGGCCGACCCTGTGGCGCTTTGGATCATGCCGCCCTGGGACGTAGAAATACTCATCCGCAACGGTGCCGTATTCTACAAGCAGATGAGCACGGGCCGCGTGTTCGACCATACCGAGGTTCTACATTTCAAAAACTTCTCACTGGATGGCATCAATGGGCTTTCCGCAATTCAGGAAAACATGGAGACCATCGGCCACCGGCAGAAACTCCAGCAACATAATCAGAGTTTAGTAGGCAGTCGCCCGCATGGGTATTTGTCCGCAAGCGTGCCCCCGAAAGACAAAGCCCAAAAAGAAAACCTTGAAAAAATGTGGAGTAAAGCCGACCAGGGTGTTGACGAGGTCGGTGGTATTCCATTGCTATACGGTGGCCTGGAGTTCAAAAGTCTGACACTGCCAGCCGAGGCCGTTGCCTATATCGATTCATTGAAACTTACCAATCAGGAGATATACGGCATTTTCAGAATCCCGCCATCGGTTGCCCAGGATTACGAACGCGCAACCTTCAGTAATGCCGAGCAGCAAGATTTGGTAATGGTTAAGCACACGCTCACCCCGCTTATCAAAGGCATTGAACAGGAATGCAACGCTAAACTATTCCGGGAAGATAACTACACCAGCGCTCAACCCTACTTCTGCAAGTTCAATCTCAACGGCTTACTACGTGGAGACCTGAACGCACAAAAAGAGTTTTTCAAAACAATGGTTACCAACGGAATCTACTCGCCCAATCGTGTGCTCGAACTCATGGACGAAAACACATACGAAGGCGGAGATCGCAGGTATGTGCAAGGCGCGATGGTACCCGTGGATATGATTGAGAGTTTCTATGCAGCCAAATCGGGCGGCAAGAAATCCAAGATCAGCAAAGAGCAGAACGAAAAACTGAAATCAAAACTTAACGGCCACTACCAGGACGTAATGGATATTCTTCAATCATGAAAAAAGAGGTAACCATAGAAGGCATTAAAGAAATCAACCCATCGCAATACGGTGGAATGGTAAGCCGCGAAATACGCTTGGCCGCTCCGGCTGAAAAAGAAATAGACTTCGAGGCGGGCATTGATACCATTGCCACTACCGAAGCCCCGGCCATAGTGCTTGATTGGAACCGCTGGGAGTATGTACGCGAAGTGCTGCCGATGAAATACATGGAGGCGCCTAATAATGACAAGGTGCCACTGCTGGACACACACTCGCGCATGTCGGTTCACAAGATCATGGGGTCGGCAAAAAACTTTTTAACACAAGGTACCGATCTTCTTTGCAAATGCTTTGTAAGTGAGGTAGAGAAATCCGTACGACAAAAAATCAAAGAGGGTCATATTGATTCGGTTTCTATCGGATACATGACCGACAAAGATGCTACCGTGGAGGTGCCAAAAAATTCAACTGTCACTATTGATGGCCAGGAATACCGCAACACATTTACAGACGGCATACCCTTTGTCGTGCGCACATGGTGGAAATCACATGAACTTTCATTAGTGCCTATTGGTGCCGATGAGGCCGCCAAGTTTCGCAACGAACAATCAGGCAATGAAAAGCTCGTAGCCAAAGTCAAAGAACTTCAGCAGGAAATCGAAAAGATGAAACCGGCAGAAAATCCGGCACCTGATGCTGGGGCAAGAAAAAAGAAACACGAACTATTCAAACTCAAATAAAACAACCAATCAAAATTCAAAATGGAAAAGGATACCGCAACGCTCATCAAATCCCTGAATGAGCAAAAGGCAGATAAGATCAAAGCAATGGACGCTTTGATTGACGATGCCACGCCCGAAGGCGTAAAAAAGTACGATGCCCTGAAAGAAGAAGTGGAAGGCATCAACGTGAAGCTGGCCCGCTACACCGAGAAACTGGCCCGCGAAAAAGCAGAAGCCTCTGCCCTGCCCATCAGCCCGTCTGGTGAACGTTCCGATGTTTCGGAAAAAGACCAGAAAGACATTGCCAAGTTCAACTGGCACAAAGCCATTCGCTCGCAAATTGGCGAATACAATGAAAAGCTGGATGGCATCGAAGCCGAAATGGCAGATGAAGGCAAAAAGGAAGCCGCGGCTGCTGGCGTTTCGCCAATGGGCTTGCCCATCAGTAAGCATCTTTTCCAGCCCAAATCCAGCAAGCGGAGCCAGCGCGATCTTACCGTGGGCTCGGCAACATCAGCCGGTAACCTGGTGCAAACCTCGTTAGCCGAGTTTGTGCCCGCGCTTCGCCCCATGCTTTTCAGCGAGCGCCTCGGTGCCCGTATGATCACCGGGCTGGTCGGCAACGTAGACATAAGCCGCAAAACAGGTGAAATGACAGCCTCCTGGCAGGCCACCGAAAACGCTTCAGTATCCGAAAGTCAGTTTACCACCGATAAGGTAACGCTTACGCCAAAGCGATTGGCCGCAACGGTAGACATCAGCAAGCAACTGCTGGCACAAAGTTCTTTCGATGCACAGGCATTAAGCATCGAAGACATGGAAGCGCAAATCAAAATTGCCGTTGACCGCGCCTTCATCAATGGTGCTGGTGCATCTGGCGAACCCCAAGGTTTGTTGCAGGATTCTGGGGTTCAAGTGCTCGCACTTGGCGCTAACGGAGCGGCACCTACCCGTGCAAACCTGATTGATTTGGAGGCATTGATTGCCACCGCAAACGCGGAAACCGAAAACATGGCATTTCTGACTACGCCACAGGCGCGAGCATTCTTCAAGAAACTTGCCACCGATACCGGTTCCGGTTTGTTTGTGTGGGATCAGTTCAACCAGTTGCTCGGCTATCGCGCCTATGCAACTAACCAGGTTCCCACCAATTTGGTGAAGGGTTCCTCTGGCGCTGTCTGCGATGCAATCATCCTGGGCGACTTCTCCGCGGGCATCATTGCAAACTGGGCAGGACTGGATCTTGTCGTTGACCCGTACAGCCGCAAGAAGGAAGCCATCGTAGAGGTGACGGTCAACAGCTGGTGGGACATCAACCGCAGGTATCCTAAGATGTTTGCCGTAATCAAAGACGCGCTCGTCTAATTGAAATTTAAGGAAGCTGCGTAAACATGCAGCTTCCATTTTCCATTAAATAAAGCAAAGCAAAATGAAAATAGAATTTTTAAAACCCGTACAGGGTTTTGCCCATGTGCCTGGCGATGTAGCCGAGCTTGAAGATGCAAAAGCCAAGGAACTGATTGAACTCGGCTTTTGCGTGCAAACCAAAGAGGATGTGAAATCCGAAAAGAAAAAAGAATCCGAAAAGAAGTAAAGCGTGCAGGCCGTTTATAAAGTCATCACCCCGGCAACACTGTTGCCCATATCATTAGCCGAGGCCAAGGCGCAACTCAACATTGCGCCCGCCTTCGCTGATGATGATGCCTTTATTACCGACTGCATAAAAGCCGCTGCAAACTTTGTGGCCGACCACCTTCAGGGGCCGCTCATGCAAACCGAATACGAACTGCAAATGAGCGGATGGGATAAAAGCCCACTGCCCACCGAAGAAGGTGCCGGCATTCAGCTTTGGAAGTGCCCCGTAGTAAGCCTTACCTCGCTCAAATACTTTGATTTGTTAAACGTAGATCAAACGGTAGCGCCCGGCAACTACACACTGGATAACAGCGGTACACCTGGTCGCCTGATTTTTGCCAGCGGTTACAGCTTACCGGGCACTTTTCAACGCTTCGATTCTGTTCGTCTGCGCTTCATTGCGGGCTATGCCGCCCAGGCCGATGTGCCCTTCAAAGTAAAGCAGGCCGTGCAATGGGTCATGTCTCAGTTCTACCTGCATCGCAGTCCACAAGTGGTTGGAGTTTCGGTTTCACCCTTGGAACTCACCGTTGAAAAACTATTGGCAACCGAAATGGCCTACCTATGATGCGCGTAGCCAACCCCGGTAACTTCGATTTTGTTCTGGCCTTTTACCAGCCCGCGCAAACCACCAACCCCACCACGGGCGAAAAGGTAACCACCTACACGCGCCAGCCTAACACCGTGCGGGCCGAGGAGGTAATGATGCGCGGAAACGAACGCATGGAAGCCGAGCAATTGGTGGGCTCCACCATCCGCCAGTTTAGGTGCATGGACATACGCAGCCTGTACCCGGTGTCGCAAACCTGGCAACTTGAGGCTTTTCGCATCTCTGCACCCACCGAACTAAAGCGCTATTCCATTAGTGCCGTTGACGATGAAGGCCGAAAGAACTACATCAAAATAACCTGCGAATACCGCGACAACAATGGCACGTAGCATATCGGTAGATATTGAAGGGCTGGATGCCGTTAAGAAACTTTTCCGCGATGTTCAAAGCGAACTCACCGGTAAGGAGTTAGGCTATTTCATCAAAGATCAGGCCCGCGTTGTAGCCCAGGAAGCCAGGCGCCAATCGCCATTCAAAGGCCAGATCAATAAAATGTTCAAAAAAGACATTGGCACGGGCCGCGTAAAAGGCGCGCCCGATCAGCCCTTTGTCGAAGCGGGCTCCATGTTTCGCGAAACCATAGGCCGCGAAAAGGTAGCCGTAATTGCCAGCCACATGACGGAAGGCTTTAACCAGACCAACCGTACCGGCAAAAAGATTGGCAGCAGCCGCCTTAAAAACCGTGGCGTTGTAAAAGATCAACTGCCAAACCCAGTGCTCAAAGCCCTCACCACAGCCGATGACAAGCGGCAAGCCGCGAGCGATAAGTGGATAACACGTAAGCTCAACAAGATCAAGGCTAAAAACCGCAACGTATTGATATGAATGCCGAACTGGCGATACAGAAAATACTGAGCGATGATGCCGCGTTTACCGCGCTTTGCACTGGTGGCGTTCATTACGACACCGCTCCGCAAACCACAGCGGCCCCCTACTGCCTGGTGAGTGAGGATAGCATTGATCCGGGTGATGATAAAGACGGGCCCAGCGATTACATGACGGCCTTTCTATCCGTGCGCCACTATGCGCCCACGCGCAACACGGTGGCAGCAATGGCCAAACGCGCCTGGCAGGTGTTAGATCGCCACGCTGCCGGTACGTTCAATGGCGTTCAAATTGATAGCGTGCAGTTTATAAGCCAGCGTACCGATGTGGAGGAAAACGTGGACGCGCTCAAGCATGAGAAAGATCAAACCTACAAGTGTTTAGTCCGACCTTAAAGTAAAACATCATGGCAAAGTGGATTGAAGTAATCAAAGAAATAAACCCCAGCCCAAACGGTAAGCGTTGGGCCGAGGGTTTGAAGATATGCGTGGCCGATGAAGTGGCCGATAAGTTGGTGGCCGAAGGCAACGCCAAACTTTTGAATAGTGCCCCGGACCCGTTTGTGAAGGAAATCAAAAAAAAGTAACACGATATGGCAAAACAGAATAGTAGTAAATGGAAAATGTTGGCGGCCACCATCGCCATTGATAACCTGCTGGACTTAAAGCTGGAAATCAATAACAAACTCATTGACGTAACCGACAAAGACAGTGCCGGTTGGGAGGAGTTCTTGGGCGGCCTAAAGGGCGGCTCATTCAGCGCTTCGGCCAATGTAGACTTTGGCGACAGTGGCGTTACACCCGATGAAGTGTTTACCGCCCTGGTTGCTGGTAATGCCGTGGCATTTGAATTGACCACCGCTGTAGCAAGCGACAAGCGCTACACTTTCAACGGCCTTTACGATAAGTGGGATATTGGCGGAGGCGTGGAGGACAAGATCACCTACAACTTCAGCGGTCGCATTACCGGAGTTGTAACGCAGGCTAACATTCCTTAAT